ATCCTTTCGATGAAGAGTTCTTAAGAATGGTCTTAGGAACTCTTCTTTGCAATCGTTATTTCATCTGTCAAGGCATCAATTTAGTCAAACCAGAGTATTTCAGAAGTGAGATACATCAAGTTGTATGCAAGACTCTGTTCACTTATTTCGAGGAATATAAGCAGCAACCTAGCAAGATATTCCTCCGTGAACTTATTGATGAATTTCTTAAAAAGAGATACCAAAATCAAGAAGACACATATCGTGCCATCCGTTTGATTTATCAGACTGAGATTAACTTAATTTATGATTATTACATTAAGGGCGGCAACAGTAATATCATGATGATGGTGGATTCTCCAGAAGCCATTCTGGATAAGATCACCAGTTTCGCTAAAACCCAAGCAATTAAGATCGCATTTGCAAAGTCTGTTGATTTGATTCGTAGGAATCCAGAAGCTGATGAAACGTTCGATAAGATTGATTTGCTCTATAAAGAAGCAAGGTTGGTGAATCGCAATATAGATATGGGTTTGAATTACTTTGAGACTCTAGAAGACCGATATATAAGAATTCAACAAAATATAGAAAATGCAGAGACATTTACCAGTGGTTTCAGGGCTATTGATAATGGTTTGATGGGTGGCGGGTTGGTTCGTGGTGAAATGGGGGCATGGATGGGTGCCGCAGGCACAGGCAAATGCACCATAAGGGGCACTAAAATTTTGATGTATGACGGGACAGTTAAGAATTGTGAGGATGTTCTTGTTGGGGACTTGGTAATGGGTAACGATTCTACTCCAAGAAGAGTGTTGCACACACATAGTCTCATTGACCAAGTTTATGAAGTTAAACCAGTCAAAGGTGAATCTTATTTCGTTAACAGCAAGCATATTTTGAGTCTTAAGAGGAGTTCTAAAAAGCCAACTAAAAGGAATGATAGACCTACTAAAATAAGGAAGAATGTAAGATATCACAATCATTTTTCAAGGATGGGCGATACTAACATATTTAACATCAGCGTTGAAGAATGGTTGAAAGAATCCAAGTCTTTCAAAAAATGTATGAAGGGGTGGAGAGTTGGTATTGAATGGGATGCTAGAGAAGTAAAAATAGACCCTTATTTCTTAGGACTTTGGCTTGGTGATGGTCACAAGAATACATCTGCTGTTACTAATGTCGATGATGTGGTTGTAGAAGAAGTCAAAAAGACTGCTGCAAAAAGAAGTTTGAGTGTTAGGATTAAAGATGGCCATGATTACTTCATTTTTTCAAAAGATAACAAAGTAAAAATTCCAGGCAAAGGTGTTAGTAAAAATTCTTTATTGAACGATCTGCGTCATTATAATCTTATAAACAACAAGCATATACCATTTGATTATAAGATTAATAGCAGAGCGTCTAGGCTAAAGTTATTGGCTGGGCTAATTGACACTGACGGGTATAATCATAAATGTGGCGGATATGATTTTATTCAGAAAAACAAAACACTGGCAAAGGATGTTTTGTTTTTAGCACGATCTTTAGGTTTTGCAGCTTATATGAGACGGTGTGTTAAGAAGTGTCAAACTGGTAATGGTGGTTATTATTGGAGAATCAGTATTTCTGGGGATTGTTCACAAATACCAGTAAGGATAAAATATAAAAAGTGTGAACCAAGGAAGCAGACAAAGAATCACTTAGTTACTGGTATCAGGGTAATCAAGCATAACAAGAGTGCTGAATTTTATGGGTTTGAGATAGATGGGAATCATTTGTTTTTGCTTAGTGATTTTACGGTCGTCCACAATTCACTTGCGCTTACATGGGCATCCGCCTGCAACATTGAGAAAGGTAAGAAGGTCTTATACATTTCGACAGAAATGGACCCTGACCGTATTGCTACCCGATTCGATGCGCAATTAACACACATCGGTCATCATCAGTTGATTTTGAAAAAGGAGGAAGTGTGGCGTGCGTTGAGGAATACGGTTAGTGAGTATGAAGATAAAAGAAGATTAATCATCAAGCAATTCCCAAGCGGTAGTGCAGATATGAGTACGATCAAAGCGTACTATGCACAAATTACGTCTTTAGGGTTCAGACCAGATTTGGTGATATTCGATTATCCAGGCGACATGAAGGATAATTCAAACCTGGCAGGTTGGGATTCACGTTTCAGACTATTACGAGAGATTCGTGGTTTCGGTGTCGAGGAAAAGCATTGCACACTTATTGCCGTGCATCCAAATAGAAGCATTTCTGATTTGGGCCTTGAAGAGTTTATGGATGAAAAGAATCAGGGCGACTCCTTCAAACAATTCCAGATATTTGATGCGTTCTGGACATTGAATCAAACTCCAGCAGAAAACAAGGCAAACGTTGGTCGCGGGTTTGTTGCTAAGGCAAGAAATGGTAAATCCAAGTATTCATTCAAGATTCGTTATCATTTTGAAGATCAAACACTGAGACTGGAAGAGATACCACATCAGGCTTACATGGGGCATATGACAAAGGCTCAGGAAGCTGATGCTGACCACACGGAAACTGTTATTGATAAAGTCAGTGTTGGTAAAAAGAAATTTGAACCTAAAGATGGGGAAAGAATTGGCTAGCATTATTTGTTACATTATGTTAAAAGGTGATATATGCTTGAAGAAAAAAGAAAAATAACTGTTAAGGGGCAAGAAGTTGTACTGGATACTTCCAAACTATTTTTCAGTGAAGGAACATTAGATCATTATCTGGAAATAGAAGGCGGGTGGATTGACTATTTCGGAGCCAAACTAGCTGATGCCGAAAGGCAGTTAGCTGAAATGGAAATGAAAGTAGAGATAGAAGAGGATGAGTACGAACGAGTGTACGCAAGAGTATTTAGCACAATCAAGTCTACAGAAGGCGGTAGCGATAAGTTGGTAGAAGGTCAAAGTAAGATCGAACCAACGGTTGTTGCTGCTAAATCTAAGGTTCATGATTTAAGGTCTGAAGCTATTGGGTACAAACATACTGTCAATATGCTAAGGCAACATTTGCGTGCGTGGGACAAAAACCATGAAAACGCACAAAACCGTGGTAATACACTGAGAAAAGAAATGGAACGTCTCCATAAAGATCGTTTTATGGATGACAAAATTGACGAAATCATCAAACATGTAGATGTATAGGAGAATAGAAATGAATAGACGTGAAGCGATTGCAGCGGGTGCTACGTTAGTATTTTCCTTTAATGCGGATGCTAGAGGTCCAAGACCTAAGCCAAAATGTCCTTGTGTAGATCAGGACAAGAAGGCAAAGCATCCATTGGAAAGAAAGCACGCACATATTTGTGCTTTCCACCTTGGAGTTGACGACCCGAAGCTACAAATGGAAGTAACGCATTACTGCACTGCTTTAGGGGATGGTGTTTTTCAATGCATTCTTTATGATTCTCCAGAAAAGAATGCCAAGTTAATTGGGGTTGAGTATGTCATTAGTGAGCAGAAGTTTGGCCAGCTTCCTCAAGATGAGGCGAAGTTGTGGCATCCTCATAAAAGAGAAATTGATGAAGGTCTACTTACTATTCATGAAGTAACCAAATCTTGTGAAGAGACATTGCTTAAGGCATTGTATTCTTCATGGGGTAAGACCTGGCATACTTGGCCTGATGTGACTACACCTATTCCTATGGGCAAGCCCATTCTTATGTGGTCGGTTGGATTGACTGATACTGTTGATCCTAAGTTAGTGAAAAAGCGTGATGAAAAGTACAAATTGAATGTAGAAGAAGTCAAGAAATCTAGAGCGAAACTCTTAGGTAAGTAATAATGAAAGATCACTATTTCTTTTTCAAGGACGGTATGCCTCTTGCTGTTTTCCTGACTGAGTTCCAAGATGAGGCGATGTACTTGTTCTCCAGACTTTATAAGAAAACTTGGGCAGAATCTGTCAAGACTGGTATTACAGTCGCCAAGGAGGGCGATGTGCCTGAAAAAGAATGGCAAAGAATTCATGACGAATATAAGAAGGCAGATGCTGTTAAGAGACGACAGCAGGAAAAGAAAGAGCAAGCAGAATTCAAGGCCCAACCTAAAATTGTTTTAACGAAGCAACGACCAGTAGAGCAGGGTTCTACGATGTTAGAAACTGCAAAATATTTGAGGTAAGCATGGTCGATCCAATTAATTTCACTAATTTTAATCGTACAGATTATGAGTTAGAGGAAACACTTCTTTTTGGACTTCTTGTTGCTGGTAAAAACGCCATAACAACATCTAGATTATTGGACAATTTCATTAAAGACTTCAAATATGAGGGCGATACCCCATTTGAAGTCTTTAAGAAGTTCAGAATGGATGATGTGCCCAGATTGTCCATCGCATTAAGGGATTATGGATTTGGTTGTTATAATGCCAAAGCCAAGGGCATTTATCAGCTTATTAGAGCAAATCTGAATTTAAGAACATGCACAGTCGCTGAACTTGAGAAGATCAGTGGCATCGGCATGAAAACTTCACGTCTATTCATCTTACACACAAGGGAAGATGCGAAATGCATTCCCTTGGACGTGCATGTACTGCATTATTTGAGAGATTTGGGGCATGATGTGCCCAAGGCAACTCCAGGCAAAAAGAAGTATTTAGAGATTGAGAAGTTGTGTTTGAGTTATGTGAAGAAGAGTAAGAAGACTTGTGCGGCGTGGGATTTAGACACTTGGCGTGAATACAGTGGTAATAAAATAAAAATAGCAATATAAGGAATTGACAATGGGTGTGATATATGAAGTTGATAAAATATATGAATGTGGCATCGGCAGTGTTCAAATGGGATTTCCAGTCAATTCTAAACTGTCTTCGGTGTTCACAAAGAAGTGGTTGAGGCTTGCAAAAGCGGTCAAGGAAGTAGAAAATCCTTGTTACTCTAGGCAAATTGGCGTTGTCATTGTTGACCCCAATACAAATTCTTTAGTATCATCAGGGCATAATGGGCCACCAGAAGGGTGCCCTAAAAATGATGACCCTGATTATTTGCGGAACGTTGTATGGCCACAATTGACACCAGAGGAGAAGGTAGCACTTGATTCAAAGTGGCAAAGAGAGCCAGATGAGGTTTGCAGACAAGAATTTGTGAATAAATACGCTAATTGCAAGACTTGTCCCCGTAAACCGATAGGTGCGCTAAGCGGGAAGAGATTAGAACTATGCACTTGTATTCATGGGGAAGTTGACGCCATAATTAGAGCAAACAGGGATGTATCTGGGTGTTATATGATATGTTACTGCGGTGTTCCTTGTATAGAATGTACCAAAGTAATCATTAATGCTGGAATAGACACTGTAGTTGGAATAAATCATGGGCGTGGTGATTACAGCCCAAATTCTTCCAGATGGTTGTTCGAGAAATCCAGGGTAAATTTGATTTTGGTTCAGGAAGACTGGATTTGGAAGGATTAAACTAAAGTCAGCGCCGCTTTGAGGATTGAATTTAGTTGGCCAGGGAATTCTTCGCCTGCTTTGAAGTATTGAAGCCAAGCTTGGAGATATTTACCCAAGTTTTTATTCTTAACTTCTACTTTGTTAAGATCGCCAGTGTGAGGATCGACTATTTGTGAGACGTACATCAGAGCGTTTTGTGGTTCTTGCATAGCTTTGGTGAGTTTATCTTTTATATTCTGTTTCAGTTGTGCTTCTTGTTGTGCGGCTTGTTGGAACTGTAGCTGATCCTGGGTAGGCTGATATGCAAATGGTAGTTTGCGTGGTGCGTTATCTTCAATACGTTCTAGGAATTCTTTAAAGGTCATGATTCTATTTATGGAAGAGGTAAGCCGAAATTAATAGGGAGTGCGGCGTAAAATAGATTTTTATGTAAATGGCTGCTGACACAATAATATATGCGGTGTTTTTCTTTGTGGCTTATATATTAGTTCATGGTAGGGACAGGAGTTAGGGTTCTTTCAGGCTTGTTTCGCTATAATATCCTATCTTTCCACCAATTTCTACCTTATAAACTAATCCTTTTTGTAATTCTATTATTATTGCTGTTTTGCCTTGTTCTGGGCCGTACTTTATTATTACGCTATCACCTAATTTGAATTTATGCATAATGGTTATATACTCTTCATAAATGGTAAGATTTTAACATAATCTTAAAGTAATTTAGTTGTATGAAAATAGATACATTGTGTTGTTTTCTGTCTAGGTGCTGCGGGGTATCGGTCTATAACTGCCTGCGAGGACGTTATAAAATCAACCGTGGCTATAAATGGGACTTTCGCAGACGCATGATGGTTATAGCCAATGCGTAAGTCTCAAAGGAAGAAACCAAAACTTCCTAGTGACTTACAGGGCGTTCTTGTAAGTCACTATTTTTTTTTTGCCTTGCTTTCCTCGGTGTACCAACCGAGTTTATCATAGAGGCCCGCTACATTTTAGTAGCGGGCCTTCTTATTTATATTATGGAAATTAAACCTTACATTGAAGAGAAGTTGAAAAAACACCTACCTTCTCAAGTGTTTTTAGATCGAATGCGTGTAATAGATGAAGATTCGAGGCAAAGTTTTGCCTACAACGACCATACTTATGTGCCTTTTTACTATTGGTTAGGAACTATTTTAAATACCAAGACTATGATAGAGGTGGGATTAAGGCTGGGTTTGTTAAGTGGTAATTTTCTCAAATCCTGCAAATCAGTTACTAAATTTCTTGCCATACAAGAGGTATGCAGTGGCGAGTATTACTCAAGTAGGTTAGCAAAAGCGAACATCAAAGACAATTATAAAGGCGATTTTTACTTTTATGCTGGGAATATAGATGACGATATCTTGGTTGCGAAGTTGAAATCTATGGAATTTGATTTAGCGATCATCAATGAAGAGACGAGTTATGACAGGCATAGGTTGTATTTTGACTTGATATGGCCGCAATTAACTGTAGATGGCTTGATAGTGGTGGAGTATGCAGATAAGCATAAGCCTTCTTCATTGGCTTTGAAGGACTTCTGCATAAGTATTAATCTAGAGCCTATATACATTAACACCACTTATGGTGTGGCTTTAATTAGAAAGGTTAAACATGGGATATGAAATTATTTACTCCTTCCATCCGAAGGATGAGGAAGGAAGTTACAAAAAAGATGAAGTTAAGGAACTGAAAAAGAAGCTTGGTGAGCCATTTGAAGATGTTTTGCTGGACAAGCTGGCTTCTACAATAATGTCACAGCTTGCTAGGCGTGATATTTGGATATTTGATGTTAAAATTTACGAATTGGTGAAAAGAGAAATTAGTTTCCGTGAAACTAAGGGAGGTATCGTAATCAAAAACAAAAAGTTCCTGTTAGATGGTGAAATGAACATAGTTGTTCAAGAGATGGATGAGGTGCCTGCAAAGCCTCAGAATGGGCTGGTTAATATTGCTGCTCAGCCAAATGGTGGCATGATTAATTTGGCTGGTCCACAAAGGCCGCAAAGACCGATCAAATGGGTAGCACTCGACCCTGATTTGCCGAATTTAGATAAAGTGAAAAGCTCTGGCTTGGCATTTACGCCAGACAAGAGATATCCAGTTTTCTCTGAAAGTACCCATCCGAAGAAATTTGGCGTCATGATATATGTGATGATGGATGACAACAAGCGTGAGGTTACTTTGGAAGATACTTATTTCTTGAATGCGGATCAAATCCTGCAACAAGGGTTTGTTTCAAGCGTAGATCAGGAAGTAGGTGTGCCAAAGTTGAAGTTTGATGATTCTTACAAAGATATTATTCCAGATATTAGGGGAAGAAGATGAAAGCTAGAGCCAAGTTTGAGAAGAGAAAAGAGCGTGAGAGGGCCGTCAGAAAGAAGATTTTGGTCAAGCGAGAGCGTAGGCGTGCTGAAGTTAAAGAAATGAAGAAACTCCAGCGTGAGGAAGAACTTGCGACGACCAAAGTATCTCCAGAATTGAGCAATTTACTGACTCACTTGGAAGAAAAACAAGAAAATTGAATTTTGATTTAATATCATTGACACAAATTCCGATTTACCTTATAACGGGACTCACTGAAACTAAATGTTAGTAACAGTTGAGTGCTGTCGCACAAATGAATAACTTTATTTTACAGGAGAAAGACAATGGCTGGAAACTACGAAGCAGTAAACCTAGCTGATATTTTTGAAGAAGCCGAGCGTTTCGACGCTGCTGGCGAAGGAAATGATGACTATCTCAGCAATTTTGTTAGAATGCCCGAAAAGGAAGGGTTCGTAATAGTTAGACTATTACCCCCAGCTAGGGGTAAGAAGTTCTTCTGTGCAACTCGCACACATCGTCTTGATAGGAAAAACCTTCACTGTCCAAGAAACTTGGAAAACATCCAGGGTAAAAAGCGTTGGGTTGACTGCAATTCTAAAGACCCATGCCCGATTTGCAAGTTCTATAATGGACTGTGGCGTGAGTCGGAAGATGCTTCAGCTGAAGAAGCGACTGCATTGCAGAATGACGCTCGTAAGATTAAGCCTATCGAGAGATACTACTACAATTGTATCGTTCGCCATCAGGTGAATAAGAAGGGCGAAGTCGAGAAGAACGTTGGTCCGAAAATCCTCTCTATTGGCAAGACTCTCCATGAGAGAATCGTCAGAGCAATCACTGGCGATGCCAAGAACGAAGAGAAGGGTTTGGGCGACGTTTCTGATCTGAAGGTCGGACGCGATTTCAAGATCGTTAAGAAGCTAAGAGGTCAGGGCAAGGAACAGTATCCTTACTACGAGGATTCAAAGTTCCAAGACCCAACACCGCTTGGTGACAAGGATCAGATTGACGTTTGGCTTGCCCAGATGCATGATCTGTCCTCACTAAGGGTACTCAAGACTAGTGACGAGCTTGATATCGAATTGCAGAAGTACAATCACGTCATTCCTGACGATGATGCAGAAACTTCCTTCGATATGAACAAGTATCGCAAGAAGCCAGAGAGCCTTGAGGCTCAGGTTGAACAGGCTAAGACTGAGAGCAAGCCAAAGGTTGCTCCTCCAATCGCAATGCCTACAGCCAAGGATGAAGTTCTTGGCGAAGACTTCTTCGATGAACTAAGAAAAGTAGAAGGCAAGTAATCAATTCAAGACCTGTAGCCTTCGGGCTACAGGTCTTTTCTTTAAACTATTCCCAACACAAAGGAGCAACATATGGCTAAAAAGAAAGCTAACGAAGACAATATTTTCAATTTTATTGCGTCAGAACTTGACGGTGATGTATTAGCAGATGCAGCACCTGTTACATACTTTTTAGATACAGGTAATTTAGCTTTTAATTGGGTTTTAAGCGGCAAGTTCATGGGCGGTGGAATTCCTGGTGGCAAGATCACTGAGTTCTTTGGTCCAGAAGCTTCTGGTAAATCATATTGGGGTGCTAATATAGCCCGTGGCGCACAAGCAATCGGCGGTATCCCTGTCTATTTAGACTGCGAAAACTCCCTAAACAATGACTTCGTTGTTAAAACTAGTCATATTGATTTGAAGAGAATTGTAAGATTTGATCCTTCTAAGGGTGCTGATTGTTTGGAAGGTGTATTTAACAAAATCTACACTGTAATTAAGAAGGTTCGGGATGCAGGGGATGATAGACCTATCATTTTCATATACGATAGCATTGCTTCATCGCCTTGCGCAAGAGAACTGAGAGAAACAGAAGTTGATACAGATAAATGTACTAAGGAAGAATTTAAGGCAGTTGTTGGCGGTAAAGAACAGCCAGGTGAACGAGCTAAGATTTGTAGCAAGGAATTCAGGAAGCTTGGTTCAGTTCTTGAGAAGGCAAATGCAACACTGTTGGTTCTAAACCAAACAAGAATGAAAATCGGTGTCATGTATGGCAATCCAGAGACAACAGCAGGTGGCGGTGAATCTTTAAAGTTTTACGCTTCTTGCCGTGTTAGAACCTCTATCCAAAAGAAGATTGAGAATTCAAAGCTCAAAACTTCCATTGGTATTAACTTGAAGGTTACTAATAAGAAAAATCGTTGTTGTTCTCCGTTCCGTGAGGTAGAAGGTGTCCACTTGTATTGGAATGATGGTGTCAATCCATTAAGTGGTTTGCTTACATGCCTGATTCAGGATGAAAGAATCGACAAGGTTGGCAATGGTGTTTACATCGTCAAAGAGCCTTGGGCTGCTGGTGAAGAGATTAAGTTCAGAGCATCAAAAGCTAAGAATGAAATTGAAGCTGATGTTCTTTACAAATGCCCAGCTTTGATAGATGCTCCTGATGAAAAGACTGTGAGAGATTACTTCGATATTTTCGGTGCTGCTATCAAACAGGGTAACAATACCGCAAACGAAGAAAAGGATGCATCTAGCGATGAATCCAGTGACGATGATTACGGGGATTAATATCAAACACTTACACCTGCTGTCTCAAACGGCAGGTGTAAGTTTGTATTTGCCGCCGCCAACCTTAACAAAAACGTAACCTTGCCGTTCCAGTTCATGTCTAGTTTGTTTGAAATGATTACACAAACATGCAGTCGTAATTTTGTACTTCTTGTATTTCTTGGATAAATCCCTCAAAGATACCACTTTGCCCTTAACGAGATTCCTTTTGATAGTGTTTTTGATATATTTAGCTCTTTTTAATATGGTTTGTCGGCTTTCTCTTGGTTTGAGTTTAATTTCTACAACTTCATATTCTGTTTGATTTTGTGATCTTTTCTCACACAGGGCAGGGGCTAATTCTTCCAACTCTAGGATTTCTTTCTCATTTGAAATTTGAACGATGGAAATCTCAGCATTGAATGCTTTTGAGAATTCGATGAGTTGTGGCAGGTTCTTTTCATGAGTGAACAACTTTTTACGATCATTCGTGCGGATCATCAAGCATTGTTTCATAATATTTATCTCTTGCGGGATTTTAAAGTATTATATAAAATGTATGTGTGCAGGTCAAGAGATTATGAAATTTTATTATTGTAGACCTTTTGGTATAGAGGCAGAATTAAATGCTTTTGATTCTGTTGCAGAAACCAAACATAATGCTTTTCCGAAAGGCATTCATGATGTGGCGAACCTGATTTCATCTGTTTTGGATGAATATGTTGAGGTAAGGGGTTACGGTAACACGCACTGGTATAAAACACTTGGTCATTGGGTGTTGAAGCCTGATAATAGCTGCGGGATAGAAGTCTGTTCACCCGTTTCAAGTGGTTGGTTAGGACTTAGGAACATTGTCAAGGTGATTGATGCCTTTAACACAAAGGATATTTCTGCGGATGGCAGGTGTTCTTTTCATGTACACATTAATACAGCTGATTTAAGTACGAAGCAGATTGCTAATGTTTTGAGGTGGTGGATTAAGTGTGAGCCTGTGTTTTTTGATAGCGTGCCTAGTAGCAGGAAGAACAGTAGATTCTGTCAGTTTTTTGGGTTGTGTGCATGGGAAATGGGGTCTGTCTCCGACGACGAGTTAATAGATACTTTTGGATTCGATAAATATTTAAGTGCTAATGCGTATCATTTAGTTTCTGGGGATTTAGACACTTTGGAGTTTAGACTTGGGGAACATAAGCTGTGCAGGAATGCCTTTTTTGTTAAAAACTGGATTAGGTTATTGATACATTTCTTTGAAGTTGCTAAAGATATTGAACCAGATGATTTAAGTTGGTTGGATTTAGATGATGTTATTAACTTTTTGGGGTTTAACGGAGATTTGTCGGCGGGCATGGAGCAAATTAGGGATTGGTTTTTGGCGAGAATTTATTATAATCATAAATCTGAGATTGATGAATTTTTTAAGCACATGAGAATTATAACTAGTAAACAGGTCAACGAGTTAATCAATAAATTCAATATTGAACCGCAAGAAGCGTTACAACCAACATTACTTAATGAGGTGTTGTATGGCAAAATTTACTCCTCTTAACTAAATAATTATGGGGCCATATGTTGATTGAAAATAAAAGTCTTGAGCAAAATATAAAGGAAATGAAATCATTTGGGGCATTTCTAATGCCTTATAATTTCCCGAAAGTACCGCCCGAAGATGAAGATGATATAGGTTTTATAAAGAGTCGTGAAATGACGGTGGACGGTTATAGTGTCATCGTCTATTACAATAAAGCTGACTGGACCGAGCATTATTTAGAGATTTTGCAGATTACAGGTAGGCACGCACCGTTCCTACCCTTTTCGTTAGTATGTAAGATTGGTAAGAGTTTTCTTGGCGACAGGGAGCTTTCTTATGTGGACTTTATAAAGGAAAGTCGTAAGGTTTATTGTTGGACGGTTGTTTTGGATTTGAATAATTCACCTATAAAAAACCCTTATAAACTCGATGTTTCGGACTGTTCCTACGAGGGATTTTGTTACAGATGTTTAAATCCAGCAAAAGTGAACTTCTACTAAAAATTTTGAATTACCAAGTTTATTAAGGCTATATACTTCACAGTTCAAATCTATTTGTGAGGAAAATAGTCATGTTAAACAACAAAATTCAAGCATTATTAATCAATCACCTTCAGAGATATGGAAATCTGAAATTGTTATTACCAGATGGAATTGTTTTAGAAATAGGCACAAATCAAATCGGTGTTCATGGCGAGTTGGTTAATGTCAATGACTATTGCTGGATTACAGCAGCCAAGGAAGACAAAATGGCTATTCTTGATTCCTACAATCTTGGTCTTAGGTTCAACGATGATACTAAATTGATAGTATTTGAGGATACCGTCATTGATGACAACGGCGAGAAGATAAGAAGACTAGACGTGGTGTAATTTTTTTGATATAGTGTTAGTTACCTTCGAATGCACTAGAGATAGAAGCAATTAATATGTTTTAGTTGGTCTGGTGCATTAGCGTGTCTAATTATTAAGGGAGCGAGTAATGAAGAAGGTTGATACGTCGGTTAAGGACTATGTTTCTAAGTTGTCCTTCGACAATCTTAAGTATCTAGCGGAAAGATTCAATAATAGGATCGGTTCTGATTTATCAGAATGTACGGATTTCATATCCAAAAGTTCTGATATGGATAGACTTTTAGGCGCGGCAAAGAATGGTGAAGAATTCTTTGCTGTACTGGATGCTGTGGCTGCGGCCATTGACAGAGAGTTTTCAAGGCGTGTTCCAGATGCGGGGGCTTCACATGGATAATCACGAACTCAAGTATTCGCCAACCTATGAAGTAACTTTTTGCATCGGAAGTAGAGAAGGTTACAATGGACCGTCTTTCACAAGGAAAGACGTGCTGAATCAAATCAGTAAATTCCAGCACGAATTTCCTAAGTCCATGCCTGTGAAAGTGAGTGATACCGTAACGTTCACGATGAAGGATTATCATGAAGATGGATGGGAAGTGTCTGCTATCACATACCCAAATAGTCCTGCTTCTCATTATGATGTTAGTGATTTCATGAGCAAATTAGCAGAAAATCTGTTGTATCATTTCAAGCAAAATCGTATAACCATAAGAAGTTCGGGAGTGCTGGTTCAAACGGTTATGCTAGAAATGAAAAACGCAGAAAAAACCTACCACAAATAAGGTAATTTTAGGCTGGACCTAGTGTTGTGCTAGGTCCAGCCTATTTATTGAGGAGTAGAATATGCCTCCAGTAGTTAAAGTAGGTGATCGTGGAGATTTAGTTGATGCAAGTACATTCCCACTTGCCAAATTTCCTTTCGACAAATTCAATCCAGTACAAAGCAGGATTCTAGAATATTACGACAAAGATAATAACATACTGATTGCTACTGCTACATCTTCAGGGAAAACAGTATGTGCAGAAATGGTATTGTCACACGAAGTCCGTAAACGTAAAGGTAAGGGCTTGTACCTTGTGCCATTGAAAGCATTGGCACAAGAAAAAATTGATGACTGGCAAGATGAAAACCATCATTTCGGAGATTTGAAAATATCGGTTTGCACTGGCGACTATCGTTTGACGGCAGAACGTAAGAAGGAATTAGAAGCTGCGGATTTGATTGTTATGAGTTATGAAATGTTTAATTCCAGGGTGCGTAACCTTGGCTCAGAACGTAGCGAGTTCTTGATGAAGGTTGGCACACTCGTAGCAGATGAAGTGCATCTATTGACGGTGCCAAATCGCGGCGACCACCTAGAAGCTGGCATGATGCGATTCACTGAAATTAATAAGAATTGCAGATTAGTTTTCCTGTCCGCAACCATGCCTAATGTTGATGAGCTTGCTGATTGGACGAGCTTCATCCTGAATAATAAGCACACTGTTTTGTTGAAGTCTACTTACAGACCATGCCCACTAAACCTTCATTATGAGAAGTATTGGGACGGAGAACGTTCCTATGATGATAACGAGAAACAAAAAGTAAATATGGCACTGGAGATAGTGGAATACTACCCAGATGATAAGTTCCTGATATTCTCTCACACCAAGAAGACTTGTGCTTTAATGAAAGAAGCCCTGACAGGAGCAGGCATTAAGTGCGAAGTTCATAATGCAGATTTAGATAAAGCCAAGAGAAATAAAGTCGAGAAAGAATTCAAAACTAATAAGAATCTGCGTGTTATAGTTGCTACAAGTACGTTGGCATGGGGACTTAATCTTCCAGCCAGAAGAGTAATCATTCTTGGCGTCCATCGTGGTTTAGATGAAGTGGCAACTTATGATATATGGCAAATGTTCGGGCGTGCTGGTCGTCCAGCATTTGATCCTGTTGGCGATGCATATGTACTGCTACCAGAGAAGACTTATGATATGCATAAAGAAAGGATTAAAAAGCCACAGTTGATTCAATCACAGATGTTGGCAGCGATGGGTGAACACCATAAGGTGCTTGCCTTCCATTTAGTAAGTGAAATACATCAAGAGACTATTAAGAACCGCGATGATGTGCATCATTGGTATAAGAGAAGTTTGGCTTGTTTCCAGGCTAATGAATTAGATGAAAGTATCGTTGACCATACTATGGAATTATTAAAGAAGTGCGGTGCGGTCTGGGAAGAAGAAGGTCAATATACAGTAACTTCTATCGGTAAGATTGCTAGTTTGTTCTACTTCTCGCCGTTCGATGTGTCTGATTTGAAGAAGAATTTTACTGCTTTGTTTGATAACAACAAAGAGAATGACGACTTATCAGTGGCAGTTGCATTGGCAAATTTAGACACTCATAGATTCGGCATTGTCAGTAAGGCAGAGCGTGAAGAAATGAGTTTGTTTGCCAATCAGGTGCATCAAGCTTTTGGTAAAGGCGCTGTGATGGAACCAGCAATCAAAGTTGCATACGCATATCATCAGATGATGAATGGTAATAGCAATCCAATCTTTGTGTCACTTACAAGGGGATTACACTTTGATTTTCCGCGTCTGAATCAAGTTATTCAAGCTATTGATGGGTTCACAGGCAAGTGGCAAAAGACTAGTTGGCTCAGGCAGCTTCAGTTAAGAGTTACTTATGGTGTCAAGGGGCCAATGGTTGAACTATGTCAGCTTCCGCATATCGGCAAAGTGAGAGCGAACAAACTCTGGAAGGAAGGGTTAAGGGATTTCCTATCTATTATCAATAGTCCAGAAAGGGTTCGCAAGGCTACTGGTTTGAAGACAGCGGAAGTTGACGAAATACTAGCGGAAGCGAAGAGACTATTTGCCTCTTCGTCTTGATTTCATAGCTCTTTCTTGGATACGTTGTATAAGTGCTGCCTTGTTAATGGCAAGTATAGGCAAGCCAGTCTCTGGATTAATCTTAGTCTTGCCAGTTAGTTTATCAGTTTTTCTTACCCACAATGGGATTTGCTTCTTGGCAAATCCCATTTGTGTTTCACACCCACAGCATTGTACATCAACCTGCTGGCAGCAACAGCATTCTTCTTCTATAGGAGCTAAAGTGACGACAATCTCTTGGCCGTCACAAACAAACACTGGTGGTGGCATTCCATTAATGTAAACATATGCATACACACAACTGCTCGGTATATCAACAATTGTTGGTGCGGTAACATGCCCATTACCGACAGAATATATTTTGCCATCTTTTAATTGTAGGCAGCAACAAGGAGTTGGTCCACCACCGCATGTTAATTCTACGCAGACGTTTGAGCAAGGTATTGTGCATGGTACGCTACCAGTGCCAAGCTGGAATTTACCGTCTTTAGAGCGGATTGGCAAATTGCTAAATTCAGGCAATTCAGGCGTAGGGGTTGGCAGTGCCAGATTTGTCCATGCAGGATTATTGACTTGTTGAAGTGGCTGTGAGTTCGCCATAGTAAGTGTAAATGGCGCACAGCTTAAACCGAAACAGCCTTCAGGCGCACACTCTTCGTTATATGGCGAACCACATTCAAAGTATACAGAAATCACGCAACAGCATGGTGGCGGGCAACATCTACAGTTACACCCACACCAGCCGCCCGTACCGTTGACAAATGGAGGTTGGCAACCAGTCTGCATTATTTCTTATTATTCTCCCCAAAGAAGCCTTCTGGATATTCGATTTTAACAATTCCTTTTCCATCTGTGGGCTTACCCGTTCTAGGGTCTTCAACCCACCAACGAACTTGCTCAACTGGAATCCCAAGTTCGTCCATATGGCAGTTATCTTCAGGAGAAACGGGCAGATGTATCTGTTCCCCGTTTATTAAAATTGCGACTTTACATTGTTCTTTAATGTCGTCGTATAAAAGACAATTATGAACTAAAATACCATTTGCAAAAAAACTTTCTTCTTTATCGACACTCATATCATACACATTCGATTCCTCTAAAAGTTCTATTGATTTCACTCTTTCCGTTTTGTTTACTTTCCTTATTGTTTTATATCTTGACGATTTAGGCGTATTAATTTCAGTTATAAATTTATTTAATTTTAGATTTCTTGCAAAGTCCACAAATCCAATGTTTTTTTGGAACATAGTAACAGATTCTATTCTTCCTATCGTAATGCACCAAAGGTCTTTATGTGGTGGTCTTTTTGAATGTGTTAAATAACTATAAATCCCCATCATGCGAAGCATCATTTGAACTTCACAAATGAGTGATTTTGTTGTTTGGTAAAACATTATTTGAATTTGACTCTTGGTACATGATAGGCACCCATCAGTAGAGAATAATCCTTTTAGATAAGACCCCCATATTGTTTTTGAAGATTTCCATACAATGTCTGGTATGTGGTTTTTATTGAAGAGTTTTTGAAATTCTTCCGCCTTTTTATTTCTCCAATCTATCCTAATAAAAGGGGATTTTGTGTTTTTGACAAAATGTATTTTTTCTTTTGAATTAAATTTCAATGATGCATATTCTAACATCGGCTTCCAATCTTCGTATCTTTGTGCCGAAAATCCGAAACCGATTCCAGTTAATATTTTTTCTTTTTGTTTATAATGACCTATCCACCCATCTCCAGTTATTGCACCTATGAACAAAGCATCTTCCGCACTTATTAAATCAAAATTTTTATTTTGATATTCTTTTAAGCAAATTAACTCATCATTGATTTTGATTTTATCAGCTTGCACCCATCCATTAGGCGTTGCAATTAGATGATCCTTGGTTAATTTTAATTGAAGACCTAATGTTGTAGTAATTTGTAAGGTTTCTTTTTTGCCAGTAAACTGCCAATTGAGAATTTTCTCCCATTTGTTATTTACAAATGTTTTCTTTGCATTGCGTGCTTCATCTATCCTTTTCACGCAGTTGTCGATTATAATTAGTGTATCTCCGCATACGCAATTCTTGCATTTCTTTTCTATCTCTTTTTTCTTTTTCATTCATGCTGCCCTACCTTTCATTCCATTCATTATATTCCATTCTTATTATCGTTGGTATCTTTTTCGGTAATATATTGTCGCATCAAGTCCCTTATGGCCTGTGAAATGGATTTGTAATCATCAGTACACCTCTTCTGGAACTTTTTGAAAAGTGAAGGTTGTACCCTGATGACCAAATCTTTCTGAAGTTTTTCCCGTTTCTTCTGCATATACATTGTAAGAGTATTGTCCAGACAAAATTTTGGAAATAAATGATATTGATTTTTAGTGCCAATTGTAGATAATAGTCTCATCATGAGTAACAAAATTTGTATCTTCGCACAGTTGGCAGGCGGCAAAGACTCCGTGGCCAACTATCTTGTGAAACAACTGAACAATGAGACTGAAAACAAGTGGCAGCGTATTGGATTCGCTGACGCTTTGAAGAAAGTGTTCATGAGTTCCTTCGATGTAACATGGGAATTTATTGAAGAGTGGAAACGCAAAGATGAAGTGCCTCCAGAATTTGATTTGAATATTCGTAAAAGTTTGCAACAGATTGGTGATGGCTTCAGGCATATACAATCCGATGTTTGGATCAGAACTGCATTGAGAAACAAATTTAATATGGTGATATCTGATGGCAGATATCTCAATGAAGCTAAAATGGTTAAAGAGCAGGGTGGCGTTTCAGTTTTGCTCTGGCGTCCAGGCTTTGAGAATAATGATCCGAATCCCTCTGAATCTCAAATAAGACCTTATGTGGATTATTGCGCAAAGAATTACAGCAATGGTAAGATTCTGTTTGATATTGATAACTGGATCGAGAACAGCGTTCCAGAATTGAAATATTTCGATTATTTTTTAATAAACGATGGTGGTCTAGACGATTTGTATAGAAAGATCGACAATTCTCTTATTCCTTATATTAAAGAAAGAAGATTATTATGATGGAAACTCTAGTTTTTCGCAACTTGTGTGCTGAGGATGGTGTAGAACTAACTCCACAAGAAGCCAAAGATACGGTGATGTGTTATGAAAATTTTCTAACCTCTATAAAAGAGGCTTTTGAAGCTTGTCCAAATTTCTACAACGACATTAGCAACCGAACTACAGAAGAAAAATTAGAAGATATTAAAAGGTTGAAAAAGAAGGGTTGCAAAATGAATCTAAAAGAATATAATCGGTTGCAGAAAACAATTATGCGGGTCTGTGAATTAGAAGGCTATGACAATGGAAATCAAAGCTTCTGATGTTAGAGAAATTGAATATCTGTATTGTCTGCGTAAGAACTGTAAATTTAAACCTTATTTTTTGCATCATTTTAGATGCGGGCGGCGCAGTAACATCCCTGTTTGTTGTATGATTTTCTTTGTAACGTTTTGGCAAGCGTGCTGGATATTGGGGCATTTTCCGCTTGTAAAAAGGTTTCTCAGTTACTATCCGTCCACTAAGTATCACAAATATAGATATGTACCTTGTTTTTATTGTTATCTTATGGGAAGATGTAACAGAGTTTTGACATGCGACAAAGATTGTAAGAGTTGCTGTCAGTATTAGCCATAATGTTTATGGTTAAAATGGAAGATTTCTAAATTTGAAGGAGTAAGTGATGAAGTTAGTGAAGTGTAGTTTTGTGCTAGCTGGTCTGGCTTTGTTTGGTCTGTGTTTTGGTGGTGTAGCAAATGCTACTAATCCTCCAAATAAGCCTAAATGCCCTCCAAAGTGTGGCCCTAATGGTAATTGCAAGCCTTCTAATGGTAATGGGCAAGGTCACGGTCATGGCAAGCCAGGTTGTGGCAAGCCAGGAAACCGAGGGCAAGGCCATGCTTATGGTCATTGCAAGCCGCGTCCGAATTGCAAGCCAAACGAGAACGGTCATTGCAAGCCGCGCCCTAATTGCAGGCCAAACGACGGCAAGCCGCGCCCGCAGTGCAAGCCAAATGGTCAAGGCCACGGCAACAATAAGCCTGCCAGTGGTGGTCGCAATAGTAACGTGAATGGCAACAGAAACGCAAATAATAATGCGAACACTAATGCCAACACAAACACAAACACAAACACAAACAGCAATACCAACAACAATAGTGCCAATATCAGAATCAGAATTGGTCAGTAATTAACGTTCAAGTGGGCAGAGTTAAAGTAACTCTGCCCACTTTTAATCTAACATGAATACGAGGCAAACCATGAACAAGTTAATCAAAATCTGTGTGTTAATGATGATGGTTGGATTATTTTGCAACGGATTTGTTGAAGCCGCTGGTAATAACGGCAAGAATAAGAATGCGCCAAATGGTAAGGGAAATCAGGTTAAGCCACCTATTCCCCAACAAAAGCCAGTTGTTCCGTTTGTTGCTCCACAGCAAAGGCCGCAACCGTTTGCTCAGCAGCAAAAGCCAGTTGTTCCGTTTGTTGCTCCACAGCAAAGGCCGCAACCGTTTGTAGCTAATACGCAACAGAAGACTAAGCCTCCTGTGCCGTGTCCTATTCCAAATAGGTGCAACAAGAATGGTGGATTCGGTAATGGTGGATTCAATACAGCTTGTGCAGGACGTAATGGCGGTATAAATAATAAGAATGGTAATGGAAACAAAAACGGTAATGCCAACGGTAATGTTAACGGTAATGCCAATGCCAATAAGAACGGTAATAACAACAAGAATACCAACACCAATAAGACTAACGTAAACGTCAAAGTTGGCGGCGGGTTTGGTGGTGGTTTCGGTGGTGGCAATGGTAATGGTGGCGGTTATAATGACGGATGGTATGGCAATGGTAATGGTGGTGGCTTCGGCAATGGTGGTTTCGGTGGTGGTAATAGCTACAGTTACAGCCCAACTGGTGGAACTTACACAGGCGGTAGTCCAACTTATGCACCATCCTTTAATTTCGGTGGAGGCGGCGGGTTTGGTGGGTATGATGGGTATGGTTTGGGCGTTGCAGCCGCTCCTGTGGCAGTGCCACAACCGCTTGCAGTTTTTGATGAGGACGACCCAGATACAGCTTGGTTGACAGTAGAATTGCCTGATGAAAAGGCTGAAGTCTGGTTAAATGACCTGAAAATGCCGCATAAGGGTCTTATTAGGAAGTATATCAGTCCACCACTTGATCCCAAGTTGGTTTACAACTATGATATTAAGGTTCAATGGACTGAAGGTGGAGTAAAGCAGAATTACAATGCAAAGGTTTCTTTCAAGGCTGGTGACGAGATTAACCATGTCGTCCCAAGGCTTGGGGTTAAAGCAGCAGTGCCTATGCCTAAGCTAGAGCCTACGGAAGAAGACAATGAGAGGGCCGCAAACGGCAAGCTAAACATGGCCAAGGACTTGATTAAGGAAAAGAAGTTGGCCTCTGTTAAGAACAGGTTAGAGGATATCATTAAGAAGTATCCTGATACCAAGGCAGCAGAAACAGCTAAAGACCTTCTATCAAAACTGCAAGAGTAATTTATCCTGAAGCCTGAAAGAGTTGCCTACTCTTTCAGGCTTCTTGCTCTTTGTTTAAGCTTTCCAATTCCCACTTCTGTAATAACAATAAATTCCCATCCCCTTGTCTGGCAATAAATGTTTGCAGATTTCCATTTAGCTTCATTGAGTGGAAGCATAGTTTGATTGGCTGGCTTAATCTCCCAAACTTCGACATGCCCATCGCTGAATTTTAGTAGTATGTCTGGGAAATAGTTATGTGCTTCTCCCTGGTATAAGTAGGGGATGCCTTCTTTGAATGGCTGGGCTTCAAACGCTACCACTTCTGGTATTAGTTCTATACATTCTAGCACTTCGCATTCATAGCCTGACTGATATTCAAATTCTTTACCACCATTCTTAATGCTGATAAAATGACCTTTTCTGAAAGCGGGCTTTCTATTCCTTTTTGGTCTTCCAGCTTGGTCTTTCCAAACAATGGCTCTATTAGGACCAGTGTTTTTGGGGAGTGCCCTGCCTGGGTGTTTTACTTTTGCATGGAGTCTTAAGTCTCTTACACAATAATTGCATAATGGGCAGCGAACATATTCTTTAAGTTCTTCATGTTTGGCTAGGATATGCTCATTCATCAATACAATATCTTCAAAGTTTACTCCGCAGACGAAGCATTGATACTTTCTTTTTCCGTCGTCTTTTCCGAACATTATTTTTTATCCTTTAGATTAATCACTCCTATATTGTCTACTTTTGCAGGGGCGATGCTTTGATCTGGGTCATCAGGGCATTGCATGAGGTGTTTTTCCATATTGTCACGGTCTAGCACTTTAATAAGTGGTAAATCTTTTGCTGCGAAGATGTTTTGGGTGTTCGTGCCGTTGAGTGCGCTCATAAGGTCGAAGGCCATAAAATTAGCTTCCTCTTCCCAATTGTCAGGCATATCTTCGTCTCCTTCTGGGCTTTTCATCTTGGCGAAGACGATTCTACTCTCTTCTGGGGCACCAAAAAATCTATTGTCTTTGCTGAAAAACATGATGAGGTTTTGACCGTCTAAGAGGCTTTTAATTTTGCCTCTTTTAAGAATGTCTTTGTTCTCTTTAAATACCTTAAATCCGTAATTATTCATAACTTTTACCCCATCTTCATTATATACTATGTATGATTTTTAGTTTTAAAAGATTTGTGGAAGAAAAAGGCGGGGAAAATAAACCTGTCAATTATATTGACGCAAGTGAAAAAGAATTGGGTGCGGGTATCCCAAAAGAATTTTCTACTGGCTATTTAGACTTTCCAGGTGAAGGTCTTTATTTTAACCAATCTATATGGCAGACATTGCCTTTTGAACCGCATGATAAATATGTAAGAATTAGGTATTTTGGAACAAACGACACCAACCCTAATTTCGTTAGAGCTTACATAAAGGGTAAGAATGGTAAAATGCAACCTTATCTGGGGAAACTAGAAGATTCTGTGCATATGATAACTAAAGAGAAATTGGCACAAATATTAGGACTTCCATTCCAGGCTACTGTGGCATCTGGGGGAGGAATGACATGATGAAATTTAAAGATTGGATGGTTATTAGGGAGGTTGGGACTAGTACAGGCAGTATTGCTAATTTTTCAATGCCTTTGTTTGGTGGAGGCAATATGATTACCCGCACTTGTCCACCTCTTCTGACCTTTGATGGTAAGAAGAAAAAAAAGAAGAAAAAGAAAAATAAGGAGTAAATACACCTATGAAAACACTCAAGGAATATCTTGACGATATGAGAAATGCTGCGACTCCTGAAGAGAAATTTACTCCTAGTAGTCTTAGTCCTATGCATTTTTCTCCAAAAGATAAATTCGATGCTGAAATTTATAAAGATGGATTTGACGAATTCTTAAGATACTACGGAAAAGACCCAAGAAGGGCAGAATTTTTCGGGAATATGCTGCATGATGCTTTGGTTAATAGGAATATACATAAGTTGAAATCTTGGCACAATGCTCATAAAATATAGTTTGATTACTATTACATGATAGATGGATCGGGTCCAACACATGGACGCGAGTGAAACTTGGCACGACAATGCCAGAGGTCTAGGGAGCCTACAGTTGCGTAATACTTCATTGACGCTAAACTCTAATCACAACGACGAATCCCTATTTTTATTCATTTTTTTCCAATATCAACATAGAGGTTATATGCGTAAATTTTTCGTCGCACTTTTAGTGTTAGTTTGCTCT